CTTCTTATATGTAGTGGTAAATTATATACATCTGAAAATGTAAATCCACCACCGCCTCCGAAGACTAAAAAGAATATTTCTTCGTGGAGTTGTAAGCTATAATTAGTTGGAAGGGTAAAAAAAGTTAATCCCAAATGGGATGTCTAACGCCTCCGTTTCGCCGGTGATTTCAGAAACGAAATCGTATTTTAGGTCTAAATCTGGTGAGATTGTTTTTATATATTCCCTAAACGCTTTTGTATCTTTTGCTAACATATTTTTTGAAAATTTGCTAACTACACCTCTATCGGAGTCACCATCTACTGAAACAATCATATATTTTAATCTAGTAGATACATCCGATGAAAATTCTTTATTTTTAGCCAATCGTTCTAATGATGCAATTTCTGCATTTATATCTTTTTCATCTTTGTGAGTTAATAATTTAAATACCACTTTCTTTTTACTTAATGGTAATTCTAACTCATAACGATTTTCTGTATTCAATACATTATCAACAATATCTTTTGTTTGAACTGCCGATAAATCAATTACAACTTTTTGTTTTTCACCACTAAATGGGTCTGTAACCTCTACCTCATAATCAGGTCCGTATCCTAAAATACGAGTTGCAAGAAATACTGCGTTTTTATCACCGATGACAATATCATCTGGATTTACATCTGGTTGAACTACAACTGATTCAAATAATTTATCCAACACTACACCCTTACGGATTAGATTTTGAGAAGAAAGTATATCTTCTTCCTTTGCCGTCATATATTTGATTTCCAGAGTTCCTTTACTTAAAGGGTTTGATGGTGCATAGCATTTACCTTCCGATGGTAATGAAATTATTTGGACCGGAAAATCATATGTTCTGGCCACCGCTTGTTGTGTTGGTTGTTCTGTTTGAGGTTGCGTTGGTATTGCAGTTGTTCCTCGTGAAATGTTTAATTCGTCTTCCATAACTATAATAAATTGTTGTTGTTTATTCCTATTCTTCTAATACACTCTGGTCTTGCGCATAGTTCATTTGGTAGATTACCACAAGAACATCTATTTTCATCTATATTCGATGAAAACTTTTGTACACTATCCAAAAGTAATCCTTTAGTTTGAGCAGGTTGTTGCTCTTTGAGTAAATCCCTAATTTCTGTTAGTAAATTTTTGATTATTGCGAATTGTCCTAATTCCATAACATTATTTTTTGTATATATAAATATACTAAAACAAAAAAAGTGTGTAAAAAATTACACACTTTTCTTAAATTTTTAACTTTCTTATTATTAGTATTCTAATACACAATAATCTACCGATAAAGTGATTGAGATGTTTACGGGGTCATTTGAACTCCAATCCATTTCACCAAATTCAGCTGCTGAAATAAATGCTCCAACTAACTTCCAGTTTTCAATCTTGTCACCAACAGGTCCTAATGCGTAGATGTCAATGTTTTTCTTATAGAAATCAGCATATCCATCACGACCAGTAATAGATTCGTGTGAAGTTCTAATCCATTCCATTACTGCCTGTGCTCCAGATGGAACAATTGGGTCATATAATTGAATAGTTAAATCATCCCAGTTAGATTTTCCCTTTATCTTACGCTTTACGTTGATGTGGTCTAATGTGATTGTTTCACTTGTATATTTTGGTCTGTTAGATGCCTTTATCATAAATGACGGGATGCCATCTACTTCCATTACAAATCTTTGAGATAATTTAGGTTCAAAGTTCGTGTAGAACATTTTATCAAACCCTAATACTTCTGCCATTTTTTATTTCTCCTTATATCTTTTATATAAATATATCTTTTTTAAATTTATTATGCTCCAAATGTGGCACCCGTAGGTAAAATATTAAAATCAATTTGGATAAATTCAGCAGTTTTAGTGGGTTGTAAGAAAATTGCTCCTTGTAAGATGTTTCTATCAATCACATCTGGTGTGTTGTTTGAATCATCCATTACCACTCTAAATGCATATAAACCTTGTCTTTGTTGGATACCCTCTAAATATGGATTTACAGTATTTAAGAATTTGTTTCTAGTCTCTGCAGTATTTTGTTCAAATACTAAATAACGAGATGTAGAAGCGATATATTTCTTAACCGTAATCAATAATCTACGAACATTTATTCTATCTAATGCAGATGGTTTAGATTGTAAAGTTTTTTGTCCAAATGCTACAATACCTTGTCCCGGAAATTGTGCGATTGGGTTTACTTTTCCTTCATACAAAGTATCTCTATCAGCGTGAGTTAGACGATTTACTACTGAAATTGCTCCCGTAATACCACCACGATTTAACCCTGCTGGTGCAAACCACTCTGCTGCAGTATTATCATTAGCTGCAAATACTGCTGGCATCAATACCGATGGTGGAACTGCTACCATTTTGTTAGTATTCAAATCAATTGTCTTAATCCAAGGGTAGTAAGTTGCTGCGTAGTTAGTATCTAATGATTCTGCTACCTCAACTGCTCCAGCAATTGTACCATCTTGTGCTACTGAATCCATAATGTAGAAACAATCAGTACGAGATTCACATAAATCAATACCTGCTTGTGCTACTGCTGGGTGTAATGATTGAATAACACCTGGCAATACTACTAAATTAATATCGTATTCATCTTGATTAGAAATTGCATCTAATGCTTGTTGGTATGCTACCGAACCACTTTTTGCAGATGTTGATAAATCAAATCCTTGTGAGTTAGTTCCAGTAATATCAATTCCTTTGTTAATTGATTTAGCTGGAGATTTTCCATCAAATCCACCTTGAAACGCTACACCAAATGCTCTTTTAGCTACATCACCTGCAACTGAACCAGTTAATGGTAAACTTGCAGTAGTATCTAATGAGAACGAATTAGCAGTTGTTGCTGATTGTGGAATTGGTTTTAAGAATTGCTCATTATCTAAACTAACAACTGAAGTTTCAAAATCAAATCCACTTACATATGATGATGTTGCTACTGAATTTGTTTGGTAAACTACATTAGCTAATGAACCAGTATATAAACCTGCCCAAATTGGGTGGCTATACGCTGCATTTCCATAAGGAGCTGCAGTTACAGGTATTGCATCTATGTTACCCATCTCAATATAGATATAACGAGATTTATTAGAGTAATCACCATATTCGGTAATTTTTCCAGTTGCATCTGATGTTACATATCTATCACCAATTGCTCTTGCAATATAGTTTGGAGATGTTGGGTCTAAATTTAAGTTAGAATAAGTTTCTAATACAAATTTTCTCTTATCAGTATCGGAATACTTTCTTAATTGTAATGTAAATGTTGCGTAATCAGAACCAGCAACAGAACCAGCTGCTTTCACATCTGAAATTATTGCTTTAAATCTTGTATTTTCAACATTACCATCCGAAATAGTTTTAATTTTAAATAAATCAAATCTATTACCACCAATCAATTGAGATTGAATATATGGAGTTGAAGCCCCAACTGCATTATCATTAAAATTTTGTGCTGGTAAAATAACAGCCGAAGCGATTGAACCGGATAATGATGCTAAACTTTCAAATTTAGTATAAACATATCCATTTTTATTTCCTAATGGAGATGTACCAAAAATTGCTTCAACAGATGCAGTAGCCGATGGCGAAATAGACATAAGTTGATTTACACCGATTTGAGAACCAGAAAGTAATACTTCAGTATCATTTGCTCCTGAAGTTAATGTAGTTGCACTAAATGATGCAGATGTATTTGAAATTTCACTATTGTGAATTGTATAAACTATTCTACTACCACTTTGACTACCTGAACCGATAATTGCAATTGGTCCTAATTCTTTATATCCACCTAATCCAGCAACTCTTACGATTGTTGCTATACCAGTTTCTCTTAAATAATTTTGTACTGCGTTTTCAGTATAATATGTACTATCTACAACACCAAAAATATCCTCAAATTCGGATTGTGTAGTTACGATTGTAGGTTTGAATGCTGGTCCTTGCTTTAGTGGTCCGATGAATACACCGCCAATTGCTCCAACACCTTGTGCTATAAAAGATAAATCATTTTCTCTAGTAAAAACACCAGGTGATACGATTTTTTCAGCCATTTTTAATTTCTCCTTTTAATAATAATTTTTTATCTTAATATAAATATATAAGATTGTGATGAAAAGATATATAATTTTATTTGTTTGGTGTAAAATCACCAGTATTTATATCTAAATCTCCTTGTCCGTATTCGGTTTCAATTTTAGATAGTAATTCTCGTTCTTCTGCTCCAAATTTAATATATTCTTGGTGTAATAATTTTTCATCATTTTCCAAATTTGCTTTTTGAATACTAATTTGTCCTAATGATACAACGATTGCGTTAAAATTATCACGTAATTCTCTAATAGTTGTAAGATATTCTTCCTTTATTTGCATAACTTATATTGATTATCTTATATATATAAATATATAGTTTTA